TTTATAAAAATAAACCTGCAGGATACAAACAAGCGATGGACAAACTTAATCAAAAAGGAACAGAAATTGCTATGGCAACAAGAGGCTTTAAAAAATTTGAGTCTATCGATCCAGGCACAGGTAAAACTTTTGTAATAGAAGGTGCACAAACAAGAGGAGGTTTAGATCCCGCGAATGTTTTAGGAGATAGAAAATTATCAGAATTAGATAAAGCCAAAGGATCTTTTGATAGAGAAATGGCACAGTATTTAAGAGGACAAGCTATGAAAGATGCTAAAATGTCACCACAACAAATTCAAGAAGAAATAAAATTAATAAAACAAAACGTAAATGATTTAGTTAAGGCTGTAGAAGAATTACCTTCCGGTGCTCAAGGAAAAATATGTAACGATCTCAAAGCAGGTGGTTTATCAACTACATGTGCAGAAGCCATCAGACAAGATCCTTTAAAAACAGCATCAATAGTGGAGCAGGAAACTGCAAGACTTCCCGCTAATGTAGGTCGTAAAGCTTTACAGGCAGCTAGACTTGCAAAAAATGTTTTTGGTCCTTTAGCCATAGCTGGTGAAGTGGCTATTGAGGGTGGATTTATGGCAGATAAATATATGAAAACCGGCATGCCAATGAAACAAGTTTTTGGTGAATCTATTTTAAATTTAGCACTAGGTCCAAAGTTAAGAGTTGATGTTGAAGCAGAGCGTGCAAAAGAGTTTGCAAAAGGTGAAGACTTTGCCATGGCAGAGCGTGGCAGAAGAAAAGCTCCGTTTCTAGCACAAGGCGAATATGCTGATAGATTAAGAAGAGAAGCAAGAGTTGCAGAGATGCAACAAAAGTTTCCTGGAACTAGTGAAGAGGATTTAACAAAACGTGTAAAAGCTTTATATCCAGATATAGATTTAAGTATGTTTCCAATGCAAGAGCTTAAACAACAAGTAGATGATGCAGCTAAAATGGACTATTTTGCAGATAACTTTAGACAAGAAAAAGCAGGAGGTGGTATTATGAAAATGGCAGGTAAATCATCAGGTGTAGCCCCAGAATCAGGACCCACACCAGATGGACCAGAGGGTTTGTTTTCTGCATTAAAATATGTTAAGAAATCGTAGGAGTTTAAATGGCAGATATAGATAAAGGACTTCCTAACACTCGTACCCAAATTAAAGTTCCGGGCGAAGAGGTCGAGATAAAGGAAGAAATAAAAGAACAAGCACCCGTAGAAGTTATTCCTGAAGAGGATGGCGGTGCGACTATAGATTTTGAACCAGGTGCAATTAATATACCTGGCACAGAAAAACATTTTGATAATCTAGCAGATATTTTACCTGAAGATATTTTAGAACCTCTAGGTTCTGAATTAAAAAATAATTATGTTGATTATAAGATGTCTAGAAAAGATTGGGAAAAATCTTACACAGATGGACTTGACCTATTAGGATTTAAATACGAAAATAGAACGGAGCCATTTCAAGGAGCTTCAGGTGCCACGCACCCTGTGCTAGCAGAAGCTGTTACACAGTTTCAAGCTACAGCATACAAAGAGCTATTACCAGCAGATGGCCCAGTAAGAACACAGATCTTAGGGGTTAACAATCCTGGGAAGCAGCAACAAGCTGAACGTGTAAAAGATTTCATGAACTATCAAATCATGGATCAGATGACAGAATACGAGCCAGAGTTTGACTCAATGTTATTTCATTTACCTCTTGCAGGATCCACATTTAAAAAAGTTTACTACGATGATTTATTAGGCAGAGCAGTATCTAAATTTGTACCTGCCGATGATTTAATCGTACCTTACACAGCAAACAGTTTAGCAGAAGCTGAAGCTATTATTCACGTTTTAAAACTATCAGAAAACGATTTAAGAAAACAACAAGTAGCGGGTTTCTATGCTGACGTAGAATTAACACCACCAGGCATGGTTGTTAATGATGAAGTTTCAAAAAAAGAAAAAGAATTAGAAGGCACTAAAAAATCTGGAAAACAAATTCCTATGTATACTCTTCTTGAGTGTCACGTAGATCTAGATTTAGAAGGCTTCGAAGACATTGGTCCAGACGGCGAGCCGACTGGTATCAAGCTACCTTACATCGTAACTGTTGAAGAAGGTAGCGGAACGGTTCTTTCGATAAGAAGGAACTATGCGCCCAATGATCCAAAGAAACAAAGGGTCCAATATTTTGTCCACTTTAAATTTCTGCCAGGACTAGGATTCTACGGATTTGGATTAATACACATGATTGGCGGATTGAGCAGAACTGCAACAGTCGCTCTCCGCCAATTATTAGATGCAGGAACTTTGTCAAACCTACCTGCTGGTTTCAAACAAAGAGGGGTGCGTGTTAGAGATGAGGCTTCTCCAATTCAACCTGGTGAATTCAAAGATGTAGATGCGCCAGGTGGCAATCTACGTGAAGCTTTCTTCCCTCTACCATACAAAGAACCATCAGCTACTCTATTACAATTAATGGGTATTGTGGTTCAAGCAGGTCAGAGATTCGCGGCTATATCAGAATTACAAACCGGTGAAGGCAACAGTAATGCAGCTGTAGGAACAACGATCGCTCTTCTTGAAAGAGGATCTAAAGTTATGTCTGCAATACACAAGAGATTATACAACTCAATGAGACATGAGTTTAAATTATTATCAAAAGTTATATCAACTTATTTACCACCAGAATATCCATACGATGTTGTAGGTGGAGCTAGACTTATTAAGCAATTAGATTTTGATGACAGAATAGATATATTACCAGTAGCAGACCCAAATATATTTTCTATGTCACAAAGAATAACATTAGCACAAACACAATTACAGTTAGCTACATCTAATCCACAAATACATAACCTATATTCTGCTTACAGAAACATGTACGAAGCGATTGGAGTTAAAAATATTGATTCAGTTTTACCTCCGCCAGCGCCTGTACAACCTATGGATCCAAGTATGGAACACATTTCTGCTCTTACAGGAAAACAATTTCAAGCTTTTCCTGGTCAAGATCATAGAGCACACATTACAGCACACTTAAACTTTATGTCTACTAATATTGTTAGAAACAATCCTGCTGTTATGGGTTCAATACAAAAAAATATTTTAGAGCATATTAGTTTAATGGCTCAAGAACAGATACAATTAGAGTTCAGGGATGAATTAATACGTCTTCAAGCCTTACAACAATCAGCTCCAGTGGACCCAAGAGCTGCACAAGAGCTACAAGTTATTACACAACGTATAGAATCTAGAAAATCTGTGTTGATTGCAGAGATGACAGAAGATTTTATGAAGGAAGAAAAGAAAATTACATCACAATTTGATTCTGATCCGCTTTTAAAACTAAAAGCAAGAGAAGTTGATCTTAGAGCAATGGAAAATGAACGTAAAAAAGATGCTGATCAAGCTAAAAACGACCTTGATAGAGCAAAATTAATGCAAGCAGCAGATATTGCAGATGAAAAGATGGATCAAAACGAAAAATTAGCTAAATTAAGAGCTGGAGTAAGTCTTGCAAAGGCTGGAAATCCAGGTATAACAGCTATTGAGGTTGAAGAGTAAAAAATAAGGAGCAAAAATGCAAAAATTAGATAAAATTAAGCCGGTTACAGTGCAAGACCAGCAAGTTGAAATAGATCCTAGATCTAAAACAACAGCTGACCAAGCATTTAACTACATTGGCACAGGAAAACCTGAACTTGAAGTACAAGGTCAGGGAAAAGTGTTGGCTGAAAAGAAAAGAAACTCAAAGGCGTACTAATGGCTTGGTTCAGTTTAGCAAAAATCGCTTTGCAAGCTGGAAGTAAGATATATGCCAACCGTCAAAAGACAAAAATGGCTATGTCAGACGCACAGCTTATGCATGCAGAAAAAATGGCCCGAGGTGAGGAAGCTTACCAGGGTAAATTATTAGAAGCTAGGCAAAACGACTATAAGGACGAATTTGTACTCGTGATTATATCGGCGCCCATCATAGTTTTAATGTGGGCAGTCATGTCAGATGACCCAACTGCGATGGAGAAGGTAAAATTATTTTTTGAGTACTTCCAATCGCTCCCAAAATGGTTTACAAACCTTTGGATACTTGTAGTTGCGAGTATTTTTGGTATAAAGGGTACACAAATATTTAGAGGAGGCAAAAAATAATGGCTAGTAAATTTTTTAAAGCATTTAATTTTCTTAAGAAGAAGTCTAACACTTCAAAGACATCACCTACTATTACACAACCAAGACAACTTAAAAAGACTATGGAAGGTATTAGATCTAAATATAAAAGATTTGCTTTTACAGAAGCTAAAACAGCAAAAGACAGAGCTAACATTGTTAGAACTAAAAAGTCTATCGAAAGAATGGACAAGTTAAATAAAGCAAAAGATAAAAGAAAAGAAGGTATTAAAGCCTCTAAAGAAATTAAAAAAATGATTGGCACAGGACAAGCAGATAGAGTTGGTAGTTCTGTTTACCACAGAGGTATTAGAGAGAAAAAAGCTGAAGGCGGTGTTTTAAAAAAATTAAAAAAGAATGATCCAGATAAGAAATTAAGAAAAGAAGGTAAATTACCTCCATTAAAAATGTTTAAGAAAAAACAAGATAAGAAAAAAGATAGATTAGAAGAACTAAGAAAAGAACTTGGTATGAAAAAAGGTGGCAAAGCAAAATTCCCTGATTTAACAGGCGATGGTAAAGTAACTAGAGCCGATATCTTAAAAGGTAGAGGTGTGTTTAGAAAAGGTGGAGCTAGTAAATAATGGCCGGTCCAGGTTTATACGCAAACATACATGCTAAAAGAAAACGTGGTGGTAAGATGCGTAAGAAAGGTGCAAAAGGTGCACCGACAGCAGCTAACTTTGCAAGAGCAAAACAAACAGCGAGAAAAAGATAATGACAAAACTATGTCCTAGAGGTAAAGCCGCAGCGAAAAGAAAATTTGATGTATACCCAAGCGCATATGCAAATGCCTATGCATCTAAAATATGTGCAGGTAAAATAAAAGACCCATCTGGAACAAAAAGAAAAGATTTTAAAGGACCTAAACCAGCTAAAGCCATGGGTGGTAGAATTTTTCAAAACCCAAATGAGCCAAGAAAACCTAAAATGGGAGGTAGATCAACAGGTCTTTCAAGAAAAGCAGGAACTGTGCGAACACCAAAAGAAACTATGCTAGATAGAAGCAGAAGAAAAGAAAGAGAAAGAAGAGGAAAAATGGGAACCTCAAGAAAACCTATGATGGGTGGTGGCATGATGCAAATGCCTAGAGCAATGTACGGAAAAGGCGGCGGAGTCTGCAAAAGAGGAATGGGTAGAGCGTACGGAAAGAATTCGTAATGGCTGGTCTAAAAGAATGGTTCAAACAAGATTGGGTCGATATAGGTTCCAAGAAAAAAGGTGGGGGTTTCAATAAATGTGGAAGAAAATCTGCAAGTGGTTCAAAACGAAAGTATCCAAAGTGCGTGCCTGCTGCAAAAGCAGCAAGTATGACAGACTCTCAGAGGCGGAGTGCCGTTGCAAGGAAAAGAAGTAAAGCACAAGGCGTTGGTGGAAAACCAACAAACGTAAGAACATTCGCAAAAAGAAAATCAATGA